TAAAGGATTAAGTTTTTTTGTTGATGCCCTCAATGCTCGTACTCCTTACAAAGGAGCTGCTGGTATCTTTGATGTTCTTGCTCAAGCAACAGGCAAAGCTTTAACTCGTGAAGAAGCAGAACAACAAGCTCTGATTGCTCACAATTTAAAGATAAGTGAAATGGCGGTTAAACAAGCACAAGATGCAAACGCAGCAATGCTAGCAAAAGAAGCAGAGTTTTATTTAAAGAAAATGGGTATAGATGATAATTACCTACAAAATTATTTAGGATTTACTAAAGATTTACAGTTAAAATCAGCACAGTTTGATATTGATAAAGAAATGGAAAAAATTAAAACGTCTCAAGATTTAATTAAAAACCCGGGTCGTTTATTTCAAAACATTACTTACACGATTGGAGATCAATCAACTGTTTCTACTTCGATGAGAAAATATAATCCTGCAGCAGGAGAGTATCAGTATTTCTTACCTAGATTAGGAGAAGACGGAGGCACCGTTTTTGATGTTCCTATTCCAGGCGATCCTAACATGAATGGATTACCTAACTTTTATTTTTCACCTTTAGAAACACCTCAAACCGATGCGGCTTTGGCTGCAAGTAAACCTAACTTTGGTCAACAATCAGAACTTGTGGGTGACTTTAATACACTCGGTCGAGCCGGTGATATTGTTCAGACCATGTTAAAAGTGGATGAAGAGGCAATGGCAGAAAAAGGAACATCTCGTTATGGTATTGAAGGTGGTATTAACTACTTAAAACAAGAAGGTGCTTATACTTTCGCATCTTTATTCAATGCGATTAATCCAGGTTCCGGTAATAAATTAGTGGCGGAAGGTGAAACTTTATTTAATAAAGATCAAACTTTAGACAGAATTGATGACTCTCTAACAAGAGAAATTGTGTTTGAAGTACCTAAAACAGATTTACTCAGTAAAATTCCTGGTGTTCCTGACACCACAGAAATTAAAAGACAAGTTGGAATTACAGACCTTTATAGACCATTTACCTATACAAGCATGGGTTATGATGAAGAATATGCACGAAACAAAGTTCGTGAAAACCTGATTATCTACGCTTTAGCACGTGCCTTAAAACCAACAGGTCGTTTGAACGTGGACGATATTAAAAGAGCGTCTGATCTTGTTAACCTACAAGGTATTCGTTCACCTCAATATGTTAGAGCACAATTGAAAGAAATTTTAAAATTTATCAGAACGGCTCAGTTAGATATTTATAAACAAGGTAGAATTGATAATAAAAACAATGTGTTCAATGCTCCCGAATACTCAGGTCAAATTAACAGTATTCAACAGTTTTTAGGAGAGGTTCCTAACTACTCATCAGAAGAAATTCCAAATATTAATCCTGAGAAGGATATATCTCCAGTAGATGATCCAATGCAGAAAAATGAATATATTTTAGAACCCGAAGATTTATTTAATCAAGGAGACAACATCTAATGGCTGCACCAATTAAAGGTAAAAAGACCGCTACAATATTAAAAGGCACTCCTAACGAACATACTTTTTATATTGACGGCACTCCAGGTAATTTAACTCCTGGTGATATTGCAAAGATTAAAAAGTTTTATGGTATTGCCGAGGAAGCATCACCTCAAGATATGGTGAATGAATTAAATAAACTTAAAGATGTAACTCAAGCGAATATCATAGCAGACATTCCTTATGAGCCTGGCTCCAAAGAATATTATGCGGAGATGTCTCAAAAGATTTCTGATGTTAATCAACGTATGAAATTAATTGAAGATCCTGCTAATTATTATTTTAAACAAGCACAAGAAAAACTACCTTTCTTCTTAGATAAGTTTGTCCCTGATCAATTGATCTCGAAACCTGCTTTTGAAACCGCTGGTGCTTTAGCCGCAATTGGTGGAACAGGATTAGCTTTTAGGAGTCCTAGTGCAGGAGCTGCCGCTAAAATTTTAGGTGCGGATGCTTTAGGAGCAACTGCAGGTGGACAAGTTTATGAGTTAACCAATCAATTACTTCGTTACTTAAACGATTTACCTACGGAAGATCAAGCAACTCAACAATCAAAGTTCTTACAAGACGCTTATCTAAACTTGGCTTTCAGTGGAGGCTCCATGGCCCTCGGACCACTGGTCAAAGCATTTAAGCCGACTATTGGTAAAATGTTATTTGGATTAAAAACAGGTCAACCTGAATTTGATAAAATGTTAAGCGTTGCAGAAACGTATGGTATGCCTCTCGGTATTATCCAGGCAACTAATAATCGATTCTGGAAAGGTTATTCAGAAGTTTTAGGTATCTTTCCTTTTGTAGGTACACCTTTTAGAAGAGCAGCAGAAGGAACAAGTGAAGCCACCAGACAATATTTTAATACTTTAACGAATGGTTTTGCACCTTTACAGACAATGTCTTCTTTAGGTGGAGATGTAATGCAATTAGCAAGAGGTCAATATGATGATTCAGCTACTATTTCGAGAATTCTTTACGAAGACTTTGAAGAATATGCCAAACGATTAGAGGGTAAAAAAGTTATTAAGTTAGATACCGTAAGAGATTTATCTCAAAAGTTTGTGAAAAGCTTAGAGGAAGCACAGCCTCGTGCTGGTTATGAACCTTTTAAGTTTCCGGGTGCGTCTTCAGAAAAAGCCTTTAAAGAATTTTATCAAACAATGAGTAGATTAGACCCTGATGGTGTCACTATTCAACAAGCAAAAACATTAAAAGAATTATTCTCTAACTTTGCTGCTAACTACAAAACAGAAACAAAGGGTGGTTTTGTTCCTCCGAAAGAAGGATCAAGAATTACTCAGTTAGCTTTAGCATTAGAAAGAGATATGAATACTCTAGTTGCGATTGATGATGATATTGACAAAGTTGTTTTTGATACAGCGATGAAGAAATTAACGACAGCAAATGAATATTTAGCTGATGTTATGCCTAAGTATGAAGGTCCTGTGCCTAATCTTTACAAGCAAGTCAACGCTAATATCTTTGGTCCTGGACCTCAATCCGATACAGCGGGAAGTATGTATGCAAAAGAAGCTTTAGATATTGTTTTAGGGAAAGCACAAACCGATCCACAAGTAATGGAAATTGTGATGAGACTTGCTGAAACACCTAAACCCAACGTAGATGCCTGGGTTAAAGCAGGTAAAAAAGAAGGTGGTTTCCAACAAGTGGCTGTTAAAGTTTTAGACGACAATCCCGATAGTCCAACTTTTGGAAAAACAATTACTAAAGTAGAATCTGTTGAAGCGATTGCACCAGATGCAGGTAAGAAAAAAATTATTCGAAAATTATTTGATAATGCTCTAGAAGGTTCTTTCTCTAATCTTCCTGTGGCTTCTACCATTGGTGATTATAAAAACTTAAAAGGATTACCTCCTTCCGAGATTGCTAAATATGGTTTCAAAGAAGGTGTCGACAAAACATCACAAGATTTATTTAAATTTAGAACAGTTGAATTTGACCCTTCCGTTTTTGCTGAAAAAATTGGTTTAACTAATATTGATAAAAGAGCAGCTTTAGCTCAAGCCTTAAAACCTGTTGGCACAAAGATTGAAGACTTACAAAGATTCTTAGAAGTTGCTGAAAGAGCAGGTAGCTTTACCGTTAAAGATCCTTCAAAGTTCGTAGCCCGTCGTGTTACTTTGGGTGGTTTTAGAAGTCTTTTATTATTTGGTGCAGGTACTGCTGGAGCTTCTGCTCTATCAGGTGGTATTGTGCCTTTGATGATTCCTATCATGCTACGATATGGTTCGAGTATTTTAACTGATCCAAAAGTTTTAAAAGCCTTTACACAGAAATTAGCGGACACCGGTTTAGATGTAGGTAAGCGTACTGCAGTAATGGGAGAGGTTGGTAAAATGACTGACGTTGATAAAGTTTTATTAGACTGGGCAAACAAAACATTACCTACACAAGATGAATTAGATCAACAAGATTTTGTTAACCAGGTAGAACAATCAATTTTAAGTTTAATGAAAGAACCTCAAAAGAAAGTTGAAATGGGACCCGCTCGTGATCAACAATTAGATATGATGGGTAGAATGTTTGGTCCAAGAGGAATTACTCAAGAAGAAGCACAGATTGGTGGACAGTTAGAAGAGCGATTAGCTCCTACGTTCCCGGTTGATTATGAACAATTTGATTATGAACAAACAATGCCTGCAGGTGCTTCACAAAATCTTTCTCCTGATGTAAGATCAGATTTGGCTTTCGGAACTTTAGATGAAGCTTTAGAAACACAAATGTTTAAAAGAGGTATAGGCGGTTTATAATGAAAAAACAAATACAAGGTGGAGTTGATTCTGTTCGTGTCGTTCCAATGAACTTTCAACAAGGGGGAGCATTAGATTTATCTACGCCACCTCCAAAATCAGATAATCCTCTACCTCGTTTTGAAGGCTTTGAGCCAGGACCCAATCAATTTTATTTAAGAGAAGAAGAAACAGTTATTCCAAGTGAACCTAACGTTCAACCACAAACCATGGACCAAAGAGGAAGTTTTTTTCCTGTACCTGAAATAAAAGGACCTATACCTAGTGAACCTGGTATCAGTAGTTTACCTAGTATGGATAGAGTAACAGAAGGTACAAGTATGGGTGAAAGATTTTTATATGGACCCGTTATTGATCCTCGTGAGATTTATCCTAGAGATCCTGATCCATATTTTGAAAGAGCTCCCCTTAGTTATGAAGAGTATAACAGAGGTATAATGGGTATTCCCAATTTATTACAATCAAACTACTTGAAACCTGCTGGGATTTTGTCTATAAACAAAGTCTATGATATCTAGACTAAAACAATTTATACTTAAACTATTCAAGAAAGGGGAACCCGATGAACATGAAAAGCATTGGGGTATAGGAGCATGATTAATATTACAGATTCACTGAAAGATAGGGTTCGTGGCCATGAAGGCGTGAGAACTCAAATGTATTTAGATTCACTAGGCAAAGCCACGATTGGTATAGGCCACCTTATTCAGCCTCACGAACGAGAAAGATACGCCGAAGGTGTAGAAATCTCCATGGAAGAAGTCGAAGAACTATTTGATTTAGACTTGAATAGAGCTGCTGCGGGGGCTGACCTTTTAATTGATGAATGTGTGGGACATGATTTACCACAAAATGTAGAAGAAGTAATTTTAGAAATGGTTTTTCAACTGGGGACTAGTGGTGTTCGTAAGTTCTCTAAGATGTGGAAAGCAATGAGAGTTAAGGATTGGGAGAAAGCAGCCGCAGAAATGAAGGATTCTAGGTGGCATTCTCAGACACCAAAAAGATGTGAACACCTTGCAGAAATCGTTGCAAATACCGTTAAACTAGCATAGGATTAAGTCATGGGTAATTATACTTACAAACATATTAAGATAAAAGAACCTAAGGTTATAGACGAGTCAAAGATTTATGACGTACCAATGCCTAAGGGTATGATTGAAAAAGCATACACTGCGAGAGCTATGAAGCTCTTTGGCAAAAAGAAAAAATAGGAGGCTTCATGAAAAAGAATTTAAAACCTGTACCAACAGAGAAGAAAAAATCTCTTGGTAAACTTCCAAAAAAAGTAAGAAATAAAATGGGCTACATGAAAAATGGTGGTCAAGTTTCTCCAGGTACTGCAAAAGTACGTGGTATGGGAGCTGCAACTCAAGGCGGTAAATTTCAAGGCGTATTTTAATGGCTGGTTTAGGAGTAGCATTACGTGGTTTAGGTAAGGCTCTTAAAAGAAGCAAAGTCGGTAAAACACTAAGAAGAACTTTTGGCGATCCTAAAAAAACACCTCAATATAAAGATGAAGCAACTGGTAAAATGCTAAGAAAATTACCTAAAGGCACTTACAGAGGTGCTCGTGGTATCAGATTTGATGTGGACGAAAAAGGCAAAATTAAGTAATCCACTCTTTTAATTCATCACCCATCACTTGACTGGCTATGTCAACCTTGTTCTTCAAGGCAGTTAATATTTTATCATCAACCGTTCCCTGGCAAACAAAGTCAACATAAGTCACTTTATTCTTCTGGCCAATTCTGTGTGCACGATCCTCACTTTGTAATCTTATTTCAAGATCATAATTGTTTGAAAAGTAGACAACAGTACAAGAGGCAGTAAGAGTGATTCCATATCCACCAGTCTTAGGGTTCGCAACAAGGTACGTGAGATCGCTTGTTTGAGATTGAAAATCTCGCACCAGATCCAAGCGTACTTGATTTTCTGTATCGCCATAAAAAGCTGCAGCCTTAGTATCACCGTATTTCTCCTTTAGTTTGTTAGTTATGGTTTCGATGTTATGTCGATAAGTAGCCCAGATGATAACTTTACCATCTACTTCCTCCAGGACATCCAGCAATTCATCGTAACGT